CGGCAATCCCATACGGATCCGGTTGCGTTGTTCTGTTTGTCCGGCAAGGTCATCGTTATAAATATTTTCCCAAGAGCGAAGTTGCTCAGGAGTCATTGCCATAGATTCTGGCAATTTCATCCACGATTTTGGCATAGTGCCATCGGTGAACTCTGCGCGAATCCATTGTTGGCGGCGAAGGTAAATATCTGCCATTGGAAGTGCGCGCTCTGTTGGTGAATAACCATAGACAGAGTTAGCGCGGCGGTTACGAACAAGATAAGCCAAATCGTCGGAAGTAAATTCTCCGTCAGCGGCTTCATCGTCAATAGTTGCGTTAAATTCAGAGCGTGGGAATCCGTAGAGAATCTGTTGAAACGCTGGCCCAACGCTAGGGTCAGGGCGCATACCGCGATCATCTAAAAGAGGCTTAATAGTCGAGCCATCAAGAATCTGTAATCCGCGAATCTCTCCGCCTACTGTTGATTGAGGCCAAATAGCAAGCGCATCGAGAACATCTATTTCTTCGATAGCCATTGAAAGCCAATCGGTAAAGTTCAAGCCGTTAGCAGGGTCTGGGGTTTCCCAAAACTTGCGAAGGCGAGCAATTTCCGGCGCATACTTTTCACGAGCTTTAGCCATAGCGCGAAGATGGTCACCACCGGCTTCGGCAATAATTCTTTCAGTAGCCGCTTGCGAAAGAGTAATATCCCACTCAAGTCCGGTGAGTTTTGCTTTGCGCACTTCGATACAACGGCGGAGAATGTCAATCTGATCTGCGGCGGCGCGTAGTGTCTTAAAAGGAACGAGGCGAGTTTCGGTGACATTTATATTTTGCGCAACTTGATATTCGTAACGGCGTGGGTCTGGTCTGCCGCTTGCGCCAAGAGGGTTGATTGCGCCCGGGATAAGAGGAAGCCCCGGAGCGAAAGGAACGCTTGCAAGCATTGGATTGCGTGGAAGCGGCGTAGAAGTTCCATACCCGTATTGAGTTTGAGCAATACCACCGGCAGAGCGCATTTGCGCTTCCGTCATTGTGTTTGCTCCGGCAGGGAGTCGTGGAGACTTATCTATTTGCTCGGCAACGGCTTTGGCAAAGCGATCTAAAAGACCCACATTGTCTCCTTAGTAGTAAAGTGTCCTTATGAATTTAGTAAAGAAGGCAGTTAATAACGGCGGCAAATTATATCCGCTTATCATTCCCGGTAGATGGAGTGCAATGAATCCATCCGTGTTTAACGATAACGGGGAAATTTTAGTAAATGTTCGAGTTGCTAATTACGCATATTATCATTCGGAAAATCAGCAACGCTTTCCGTCTCGGTGGGGACCACTCTCGTATCTACACCCGGAAAACGACCAGCGATTAGTCACCGATAATTATTTAGTCCGGCTTAATAGTGAATTTGCTATAACCGATTGCAAGAAAGTTGAAATGCTTAAGCTACATACTCCGCAATGGGAGTTTGTCGGACTTGAAGATGCTCGCCTCGTTAAGTGGGATGGAGACTATTACCTCATCGGTTGCCGGCGAGATTTAGACACCATCGGAACAAGCCGGATGGAATATTCAAAGATAGATATAAATATGGCGAAGGAAATTAGCCGCCAAAGAATACCTGCACCTGCGCCGGATAACTCCTACTGCGAAAAAAATTGGATGCCGATACTCGATAAGCCGTATCACTTTATTAAGTGGACTTCGCCTACCGAATTGATAAAGGCTACAGATACCACCAAAAGCGTATTCACACGCGAGTCGGTAAAGTTTCCAAAAGACCAACGCGGATCTACGCAACTCATTCGTTGGGGCAGTATGTATATTTGCCTCACGCACGAAGTAGATTTATTTAAAAATTATCTCCAGCAAAAGGATGCAATTTATCGTCACCGCTTTATGGTCTGGGATGAGCAGTTTAATATTGTGGGCGCAACCGAGCCGTTTTCTTTTACAGATTCTCGCGTTGAGTTTTCTGTCGGCATGGCTGAGTATGAAGGCGATTTACTTATTAGTTTTAGTATTCAAGATAACGCGGCGTTTATACTTCGTGTACCTAAATTAATTGTAGAAGATTTAATCGTGGAGGCGTTAAATGATTGAGCAACTTGTTGCTATCTTGGCAGATGATCCATTTAGTTCGCGTAATAACTTTGAGTGCGCTATCGAGTACGAGAAGTTAGGGCAGTTATTTTCTGCTATTACTTTTTATTTGCGAACTGCCGAATATGCAAACCTTGATGATGAAGCCGAAAAACTTATGGCGTACAACTCTTTATTAAAGTTAGCTCGTTGTTTAGATCCGCAACAAGAAAGAAATTACTCGGTGTCTAATTGCATATTGCAAGCAATTGCTTTAATGCCCGAACGACCAGAAGCGTATTTTCTTATGTCGCAATATCACGAACGCTTAAGCAACTGGCAAGAGTGTTACACATTTGCTGAAATGGGTTTAGCATTTTGGTGGGATAAAAATCACTTAAAAGCCGATGTTGGCTTTCACGATGAATATGTTTTAATATTCGAGAAGGCTATCTCCGCCTATTGGATTGGGCGGCAAGATGAAAGTATCCACCTATTGAGACAACTTGAGCAATTAAGTATAGCACCTGAATATGCAAGTGCCGTCAAATCAAACTTGGAACGAATAAATGCTGGCGTTTGATATAGGAGCCAACCGGGGCGATTGGGTTGTGGCCGCTTTAGAGAAAGGTTACAAGGTCATCGCTTTAGAGCCGGGATCTATTTACCGCGAACTTGTTAAGAATTTTATTTATAATCCAAAAGTAACGCCGTTAAAGTTTGCCGTAAGCGATTTAGATTATTCCCTAGTTGAGTTTTACGAAGCTGATGAAGATGGGCTAAGCACTTTAAATAAAGACTGGTTGACTGCCGATACTATGCCTTACGCCGGAAAACCTTTTAGGAATACCTCGGCAACTACAATCACCCTTGACGCTTTAGCCAATATTTACGGCGAACCCGATCTCATCAAGATAGATGTTGAAGGAGCTGAATGGTCTGTCTTTCGCGGTATGACCCGGAAGATGGGAATGTTGGCTTTTGAATGGACAGATGTAACGATAGCCGAACACGAGAAACAATTAGACTATTTGCGCTCGCTTGGCTACGAATTCTTTGCGCCGCAATTTATCGAACTTCACGCCCAAGAACCGCTTAATTGGTATCCAATAGGAAGTTTAGGCGATTGGGTTAAAACTCATTCCGAAGATTGGGTTAATGGCGGCTGGCGTAAATCTAACTTGCGACCTACTCCAGATGTGGGGATGTGTTGGGTTCGCTAGGCAACTCGTACTTAATTACCCCGGTACTAATTAAAGAATCTAAGTTTGAAGCAATAGACGGGCTTCCGCCAACCTTTTCTAATTCGATTTGTTTATTAAGGCGAATATTCCAATACTCGGGTTGATTAGCCTCAATTTGTTCACGAGTATAAGCCGGAAAAGTATTAAGAAGTTTAAGCAACATATCTAATTCTCTAAACGCGCCAACAGCAACTACCCGAGTTTGTTGTAATCCTATTTCTGTAATTTGAGCTTCTATCTCGTCAATTTCATCCCCGGTAGCGCGTTTGCGCACAATTTCAATTTCAGCTTTTTTAACTTCAAGTGAAATGGTTTTAATTTTGTAATAAAGAGATTGAAGTTCAAGTAAACATTGGTAATACTGCATTTCTGGTGTTGCTTGCGATCCGACAACAAACTTTTCAATTTGGAAGTTAGAGCGGCTTTGCTGAACTTCGGCAAATCGCGCTACCAATTCTGGCGTAAAGTAAGAAGCAATATCTGGCAAATTATCCATAATTTGAAACGCCCTCATTTATTCCATTTGCATTTTTTGTTGTAGCAGAAAGTGTTGTTGCTGTTTCCGTAGAATAGTCTAATTTTCCTACTGTTGTAACTGTTGCCGATGCGCCGCGTGGATGCCCAAATGAAAAATATCCTGCAATTCCATTGTTTGTAACTCCAGCTCCACCCCACGCATTGACACTCCAGCTAGAAGATGTTGTTGAAGTAGTTTCTGTAGAATATGTGTATTTCATAGCATTAAACGCATAGCCGGTAGGAGTAACTTTTGAGTAACTCCCTGCACCATATCCGGCAACGCCATTATTTGACATACAACACATATCAGGAAATCTATCTGTTGATGTGTTTGAAATAGAACAAGTATCATTAGAAAAATTTAATTTATTGACATTGTTAGAATTAGAACCAGTTGATGTGCTTCCGCTATAAACATAACCTGCAATTCCGTTATTATTAAAAACAGAATTGCCTTGATCTTGATTAAGAATTTGGTCTAAAGTAGCAGAAATAATTGCAATAGAATCGTTAGAAAAAGAAAGTTTTTGTATTGTAGATAATTTTACAGCACCATCGTAACCACCAGCCCAATATCCTGCAGTTCCCCTATTTGATAAACCAAAAGTTTCCCATTTTTTGCCTACTGTTGTAAAAAAATTAGGAAATTCTTGCGTTACATCGTATTTGTAAATAATTTTGTTTAAACTGTTTACAAGAGAGTTGGGGTATTGTAATAAATATCCTGCGTTTCCAGAATTTTCAATACCTGCTTGGCCAAATGATATATAAGATAGCGTTTTATTAAAAGATGCCATTGTTTCAGAAGAATATATTAACTTATCCATTGTGTTGTAACCAATATTGGAAGTAAAATCATATCCACCGGCAAAATAACCGCCAAGAATTGCGGATCCTGTTGTGTTATTTATTGTAGAAGCCGATATTCCTGCAACTAATGGCATTAAACAATATCTCCAAAAACAATCCAGTTATTTGTAGCGGTTTGAAGTAAAGTCATTCCTGAATATTGAGTTCTTGTTTTAGGAGCAGATGGGGTAGCCGCGCTAGATACAACAGTAACTCCGCTTGCGGCACTAATGGTGATATTTCCTGCCCCGTATTGCGCCACATTCACTTGAACGCCAACAGCAAGATTTTGCGTTGCGTTTGTTGCGATTGTTAATGTAATAGGAGATGAGTTGTTAATCGTAATAAGTTTTTGGGCATCGGTAGCGTTTACTGTGTAGCTTGTTCCTACCTGAGTATTGGTAGAAATTGAAGTAATTGTTCCAATGGTTCCTTGAACTCCTTGAGCTCCAAGCACACCTTGAGTTCCAAATGTTCCCTGAATACCGGTGGTTCCCTGTAGCCCTTGAGTTCCCGTAATTCCTTGCAAGCCGTTAGTGCCTTGCAATCCTTGAGTACCTTGCGATCCGGTAGAACCCTGAATACCGAGAGTACCTTGCGTACCGATAGCACCTTGAATACCGGTGTCTCCGATAAGTCCCTGAACGCCTTGAGTTCCTTGAGTTCCAACGCTTCCTTGAATACCGGTTAAACCCTGAACGCCTTGAAGCCCGATTAAACCTTGAGCTCCCGTAGTTCCTTGTGTTCCTATTGTTCCTTGAACACCTTGTGTTCCCTGTGTGCCAACAAATCCCTGCACTCCTTGAATACCGGTAGTTCCCTGAACTCCTTGCAAACCGATTGTTCCTTGAACGCCTTGTGGCCCTTGAATGTTGCCAGCATTAACCCACGCGCCGGAAGTCCATACATAAAGAGTTCCACCGCCGACAAGATAAGCATCTCCGCTATTGCCAGTTGGATGAGCGGCAATTAAATCGGCGTAGGTTGCGTAAGAGCCAAGAATATTTATGCCGGTTCCAATAGCTCCTTGAACTCCGTAACGCCCTTGAATACCTTGAGTTCCCTGAACGCCTTGTGGCCCAAAAGTTGTTGATGTGTTATCCCACGCTACGCCATTCCATTGCCAAGTAGTTGCGCCATAAGTATAGGTCTGCCCTATTGTTGGGCTTGATGGAAAGTCAATAGACATAGGAAATCCTTATGTTAGTTAGGAATGTTGTTAGTTTGTTAGTTCAGGTAAATTAAATTTTCCTGTTGCTTCGTCATAAATCCATCCGACTCCGGCAGGGTTTTCAGAAGTAAATTCAATAAGTTTGCAATTTAATGCTTTTTCTGCTTCTTCTTTATTATCAGCGACAATAATTGAATCAACTATATTTTCTCTCATTATTGCATACCTACACATTTTTTCTCCTTAGTAAAATAAATATAAAATACCATTTCCGCCAGTACCGCCAACGCCGGTAGTGCTCACCGCGCCGCCGCCACCTCCGCCGCCGTTACCACCATTACCGCCGTTTAATACAGAAGCATTTGAACCTGCGCCTAAAAATCCTGCACCACCGCCACCTGCTCCACCGCCGGTATTCATTGCGCCAACTGATCCCGTTCCGCCGCTATAACCATCACTAGCTCCACCATTGCCACCAGTTGCAGTTCCAGTTGGAGATGCGGCTGAGTTCCATACCGCTCCGCCGCCGCCACAAATTAAACCTCTACCTGCAGTATAAGCGGTGTAACTTGTTCCTGCTACTGTTCCTAAAATTGCACCGCCGCCGCCGGTTGAAACTCCTGTATAAATCGTAGTTGTTGTTCCGCCGGTTGCGTAATTATTTCCGGCAGTAGAACCCGGTGCGCCGCTATAACTAGCTCCGCTAGTACTACCTGCTTGTAAATTGTTTGATGCGTTGTAACCTTGTCCGCCGCCACCACTACCAACGCCGGCATTTGTAATAGCAGTACCACTACCGGCAGCACCACCACCTGCTACTACCATTCCAAAAACTGTTGCACCGCCAACCGATGCGGAAGCACCACCAGCACCAATAGTGCAAGTTGAAGAAACAAAAGTCCAACCTGCAGAAAATCCACCAGCACCGCCGCCACCACCAGCGTTTCCTCCGGCTCCGCCACCTCCGCCTCCGCCAATACAAATTGCGTACACTCTTTTAATTTGAGATGGAATTGTTACTGACCCGGAAGAAGTAATAGTTTGTTGTAATTTTAATCCAAATGGAGTTTCGCTAAATAAAGAATTTGAATAAATATTTACTGTCATTTTCCACTCCTAATAAAATAAATACATAAGACCATTACCGCCGGTGCTATTGCCAGTAGTGGCGGCTCCACCACCGCCACCACCTAAACCGCCAGTACCGCCATTTATTCCAGTACCATTTGTACCATTTCCAGCTAATCCTGCGCCACCGCCACCGGATCTGCCACCTCCGTTAGTTCCACCTGTATATGCAATACCAAATAGTCCTATTGAGTTACCACCATTACCACCTAAACCGCCAGTACCGCCATAACCTCCGCCGCCACCAACAAGCCCACTTCCACCATTGCCACCATTTCCAGTTCCAACACCTGCACCGCCGCCACCGCCTGAAATTCCATCTCCGCCATTACCGCCAGCAACATTTCCTGCAGATAAGCAAGTGCCGCCACCGCCGCCGTGTCCAACTTTTCCAAACAAACTTAATGTTTGACCAGTACTACCGCCACCGCCACCGCCAATTCCCGTATAACCTGCCCCTCCGTTTTGTCCATTATTACCAGAATTTGATGAACCGCCACCACCTGCGCCTATATGGGGTACGGGCGCACTATAAGTTCCAGAACCACCGCCAGCAATTAAGTGACCCCAACGAGAATAACCGCCGTCTTGTCCGCTTCCGCCAAGTTGCGTAACACCAGCACCGATAATGCAAGTAGGATGAAAAGGCGCGTAAACCCAACCCCACGATACGCCAGCACCGCCAGAAGCAGCTCCAGCACCGCCGCCGCCAACAATAATTGCAAATACCCAAGTTATTCCAGATGGAACAGTTACCGATCCGGAAGATAAAATTGTTTGCTTAAGTTGCAATCCATAAAAAGAAAATAAAGAAGTTTGATTTATTGGAGTAAAAGAATCAGACGATACATTCCAATCAGAAACTTGCGAAGTTGGTTTTTTATTTAATGGATTAGACATATTCTTCCTTTAATAAAATAAAAGTAACGCGCCAGCACCGCCAGTACCAGCAACACCAGAAGTTAAACTTGTACCGCCACCGCCGCCACCGCCTAAGCCGCCAGCACCGCCAGTTGTAGCTCCTACGGCGTTTCCTCCGTTACCTAATACTCCTGCTCCGCCGCCACCACAAACACCTACGCTTGTTCCGGTTGAACCTGTACCGCCAGTAAAAGAAGTTCCCCAAAAAGTATTTGAAGTTCCACCTGCGCCTCCTGTACGAGTTCCCGTATTAGTTTGAGTTCCGGTGCTTCCACCGCCACCAACTACTCCATCTCCGCCAGCACCGCCAGTAGAGGTTCCTGTACCACCAGAAATATTTGCCAATCCTCCACCACCGCCGGAAATTCCACTACCGCCTTTTCCTGCCGTAGTATTTATTACAGTTGTTGCAGTTCCTGTATATCCACCTGCACCATTTATGTTGTTTAAAGAACCATTTGCAATACCTAAATAACTTCCGCCAACACCAGTAAAAGTAGAACCTCCACCACAACCTGCACCTAAATTGTTATTTATCGAAGTAGCGACTCCACCACCACCGCCGCCGGCAATAATATGAGCATAACGCGAGTAGTTTCCAGTTCCACCGGTTCCACCATTACCACCAGTACCGCCAGTACCAATAATGCAAGTTGTGTGAAACGGAGCATAAACCCAACCCCAAGCAATACCGCCAGCACCACCACCGCCGCCTTGCGTAGTACCGCTACCACCACCACCGCCGCCTCCAACAATTACGGCGAATACCCAAGTAATTCCGGAAGGAACTGTAACTGCGCCCGTAGCTGTAATTTGTTGGCGTAATCGCAAACCATAAATAGAAGCAAAAGAGGTTTGGTTAATAGGCGTAAATGAATCGTTTGGGTTAGCCCAATCGCTTACTCGCCCTCCCGATTTACCTCGCTTGATTGGATTAGGCATTAAGCAACCCTATTTACATATCCCGAAATTGTAATCACATTCGCGGTTCCGGCAAAAGCGGTAATTGTATTTGCCGCCGATCCTGTTCCAGTAAGAACAAGACCCGGAACAACTAAAGTTAATCCGGATGTTGCAGGGATAGTTAAAACTATAGTTTGGTCAGGTGCAGTTGTTCCGCCATATTCAACAGTAAGAGTTACAAAGCTTGTAGATGAGTTAAAAGCGTATAGCCAAACTTCATCAAAAGCTGTAGAAGATGTACCGGTTGCGTGAATGGTTGTAGTACCGCTGGTTGTTCCGGTTACTTTAATTGGCTTACCCTGAGTTGAACCCGAAAGTAATTGCTTTGTATATGTTGCCATTTATTTCTCCTTAGTTGAATACCTGTTGTGAAATAACGCTTTGGTCTGAATCGTAAACCGCAACTCCGCTTGCTCCGCTTGTTCCCTGCGCTCCCGAAGTTCCCTGAGTTCCTGCTCCAAGAATTCCTTGAGTTCCTTGAATTCCTTGCGCACCAGAACCGGTTAAACCTTGTGTTCCGGTAAAACCTTGAACACCATCTGCGCCTTGCGCTCCAGTTGTACCTTGCGAACCTGAACCTGTAATTCCTTGAGAACCATTTGCGCCTTGAGAACCGGCTGTACCTTGCGCACCATTAGTTCCAGAAATTCCTTGAACACCATTGGTTCCAGAAGTTCCTTGCGCACCGGTTGTACCTTGTGCTCCATCGGTTCCGTTGGTTCCTTGTGAACCTGTTAAACCTTGAATACCGGTAATTCCTTGCGCACCGATCGTGCCTTGAGAACCTGTTGCTCCCGTTATTCCTTGAGAGCCGTTTGTTCCGGTAATTCCCTGAGTTCCCGTAGCTCCTTGCGCTCCGTTATTTCCGTTTGTTCCAACAGTTCCTTGAGAACCGGTGATACCTTGCAAACCAACAGTTCCCTGTGAACCTGTAACGCCCTGTGCGCCAACAATTCCCTGTGATCCGGTAATGCCCTGAGTTCCTGTTGAACCCTGCGCACCAATTAAACCTTGCAAACCTGCAGTTCCTTGCGCACCACTAGAGCCGGTAGCACCTTGCGCTCCTGCCGTTCCCGTAGCTCCTTGAATAGCGTAAGCAACTTCTTGAACTGTAACTATAAGAGCAGGTGTTCCGGGAGAAACATAAGGGCTAGTTGTAGCCGCTTGAGAATAAATTTGTGCTCCAGCCGCATCGGAAGCCCAAACAATTTGAAGATAATCATTAGCCGCAAGAGTCATTTCAAATGGTACAGTTAATAGCGCGTAATGATTTTGATTAGATACTGATACTTCGCTATTGCTTTGTGCTATATCTACGCCATTTTTTCTTAACCAAACATTAAAGTTTGCAACACCCGAATGAAAACATTGCGCTGAAATATCTATTTTATATGTGCCGGGGTTTGCAACAGAAATTTGATTACCGCTAAGAATAGAAACACCGCGAGATTCCGTAACTGTGTTAATTCCAAGAACATACGCCGTATTAGCGACAGTTGCAGTTTGTGTTGTTGTATCTACAAAATTTCCGTAGTACGCAACAATTCCGCCAGCACCCGTTATGCCTTGAACGCCTTGCGACCCTGTTGAGCCCTGAATTCCAGCTCCGGTAATTCCCTGAATTCCTGTTAAACCTTGTGCGCCTTGAATACCAACAATTCCTTGCGAACCAATAGAACCTTGAATACCAATTACGCCTTGAGTTCCTGTAGCACCCTGAATACCAATAGCACCTTGCGCTCCAAGAATTCCTTGTGTTCCAG